CAAGCCCCACCGGGAAGGCGGCCGGGAGGGGTCCGACTGTGTCTTTCAGCGCGCAGTAAAACCGGGCGCGCCGGACGGCGTTCAGTCTGTACACTGCCCCACTTAATCTTGGGGTTTGGTTGAAAAGAGTGGCAACCTTATGGCAGACGGCGCGTTCAAATGAGAAACGCGGCTGAGCCAACTGCTCGATAACCGGGGACATGCGGGTTTCGATCTTCCGTCACAGCTGCCGGGCATGGGGAGACCAATCCAAGGCAACACGCAAGCAATACGCTCACAGACGCCCTCACGGGCGGGTCGTGGGTCAGTTTAGAGATAGTGGGAGTAGGATGTGGCCGGAGGAAGCCGGTACTTTGTTGCTCGTTGTAACCCAACTTCAGCACTGGGATGACTTGCCCGAACTAACGAGAGGAATAATTGGGGAACTTGGAAGGGGGGAGGGAGTACAAGGCGCGGGCGTCGGCGGTGAGTTGAATCGCGGAGGCCAACTTGGAGTCGGGGCGGTGGGGGTCGCCGAAGCGGCAGGCGAGGTCCAGGGAGTCCCAATACGACGCGTCACCGCGACCCTGCTGGAGACCAAGGGTGGCCCGCAGCAGGAGAGCATCGCTGTCAACTGCGGGACGCTGGCCGGCGAAGGAGAAGCCGCAGAAGTCAAGGTCTGTGCCGCGGAGGATCTTGGGTACCATCAACCAGGAGCCGGGTCGGAAGCCAGGGCGGAAGCCGTAGTCCCCAAGCAGGATCATGTCATCCCCGCTGAAGCAAGCCGGCGTTCCGACTGGGATGTTGAAAGCTGCGCCCGTGAGAGCGGCGTTGCGGGTGGTGTTGAACAGCCACGTCCACCTATCGCCGGAGAACTGCATCGGCAGAAGCTCACCTTTGTAGCAGGAGGTGTTGAACTTCAGATCCAAGTAGTCGCAAATGTACCAGTCCGGTACCCCGACGGTATGCAGTAGCCAGGCGTCAAAGTGAGCGAACACCTCATCGCACCCGGAGTCCCACGCCGTGTAATCGGATGCGGTGGCGGCAGCCCCGGGAGTCCACCACTTGCGGAACCAACTCATCATGAAGGAGATGGGCCGGTTGTGCAAGAAGGTGGACGGCAACCGCATATCCTCGATGACCTCACCAACGTAGGCTGCCCAAACGGCGTCGCGGAAGATCAGGGACTTCGAGAACGTGGCCACGATCTGTCCGGCCTTGGCTGGTCCGTACTGAGCAGGGCGCTTCTTCACGGTCTGGCTCTTCAGGAACATACGCGTGGTGTGGGGGTCCCAGTCAACGGGAGAGTCGTCGATGCTCCGCTGTATGTCGCGGAGGGTCTTCCCACTGCACCAGGATTGGAGAGCCGTGGTGAGCGCCTTCTCGAACAAGGCCGGTTGAAACTGCCTGGAGCGCACCTTGAAGAACTTCCTGAATCCGTCCTGCAATTCGCGCAAGCGGCCGCGCTGTGAACTGGAAAGCTTGCCGTCCGTGTGTCCGAGGCGCAAGCGCTTCAATTCGGAAAGCCGCGTGGTGGTGGCGTCGGAGCGTTGGTGCCGAGGGGCGCCTTCAGCTCCGCCTTCACGGAACTGATTCGTGACTTCGGCATAACCAGGGGCGGGACGCTCGCGAGCCTCCGCGGAGGGAGTATCCATGTGCAGGTCCGCGGGGTCGGGACCAATGTCCGGCACGATGGCGTCAGGGGGGACATCGAACGAGGCGTGGGCGCCCAACTCCGTGTCGTTGGCAACGGGGTAGAAGTGACGCGTCATGTAAGCAACAGCGGTGTGCCTGTTTACCTCCGGGAGAACCTGAGCGAGTTGGGACCTAATGCCGAATGAAGACTGCGCGTGGGGGACGGGTTGCGGCCTATTGATGCGCTCCCACGTGGCCCGTGAGACAGCAGGCGTAGCGAACATCCCACGGAATTGCTGCGGCGGGTTCAAGGAGAACTGCGTCAACGGTGGTGCAATGCCAGCGACTTGAGGTGCGGCGGGAGCGAGACCGATCTGCTGCACGGCGGCTGGTGCCAGAGAACGCGCCAAGTGGGAGGCCACAGCGCGGGCAATGATCCGGTCGGGGTCCGCGGCAGTGACGACCATGGCAGTTTGCTGGCGCGCTGAGACCGCGAGGATGGCGGAAAGTATGCGCGAACAACCGTACGACGGTGACACTAGCATCCGAGGGCTGCTCATTTGCGGTGAGATGACGAGGAAGATGTTGTTCCTCGCTCGCGTGATCACCGGCCACATGATGTTGTCGGTCATGGCGTCAGTCATCCCTCCCACATCGATCGCAATATCCCCGTCGAACGACAATCCCTGGGCGTCGGCGAACGCGATGGCAGGTTGACCACCACGATTCTTGGTTTCCGTGAAACGCGGGGAGGCAGCGAAGTACGGGATACCGGGGGGGGCCTTGGAGACAATGAACACTCCTCCGTGTGTAGGGTTGTACCCGGGTGCAGGCAAGGGGGCCGGGAAGCCGAACAGTTCCGCCCTTTGCTGCGTCTCGTGGTAAAAGGGGGAGTTCCTCCGGCCGGAGCGCTGTCCCTCCGCCCGAGCTTGTTCAGCGTCGATTTCGCCGCGGTCGAACTTAGCCCGGCTTTCCG